AATTAGCGTAGGAAACGGGGTCTCCTGGATTAAGACATGGACGGAAAACAAAAGTGCAGCATACAAGATCGAACCGACAGCCGATAAGCCAAAGTACATAAAGCTAGAGTTCGAGGAGAACATCTCACCCGAAGAGGTCAATGAAATCCAGTTCTTGACGAATATACCCGGCTCAACGCAGAAATTAAACGAGCTGACGAGACTCGGAGATAGCTTCGTATTCGAACGAACAGATCCGGATGCAATGGGAATCAAGGCACCAGACAACCCGAGAAAAGCAACCAAGGTCTACGTGTACAAAGTCAAACAGACTATCCAAATCGCATACAACATGGATGTGGCCGGAGAGAATCTGATAACAATGCCGGACAACCAAAAAATCAAATTAACACAATTTCGGTTAAAAAATATCGACGAGGAACGGACCAAAATCTTAGCAGCACCCAGCACTTCGGCATATACGATGAACAATCTGACCATGCCATACGGAGCCGCAACCGCAACCCTTGATCTACCAAACTATAACCGAACAAAAACATATCATAGTTCAAATGCATGGTACTCACAAGCGGGATTAGCAGTAAAAACATACCTTAGCGACAGATTCAACAATTGGCTGAACACCGAATGGATCGACGGAACAACAGGGGGAATCAATGCAATTACAGCGGTAGATGTAACCGATGGAAAGCTCACTATGGATGCTCTGATTCTTCAAAAGAAGATATTCAACATGCTAAACCGCGTCGCGATCACGGACGGTACTTACCAAGCATGGCGAGAAGCGACATACGGAATCAGAAGCGCAACGCTACCCGAATCTCCTATATTCTGCGGCGGAATGCAAAGTGAAATCGCATTTGATGAAATCGTATCAAACTCAGCAACAGACGAGGAACCACTGGGAACACTTGCCGGACGAGGAATTGCAACAATGTACAAATCCGGAAGGGGTTTGAAAATCAAATGCCAAGAACCCAGCATGATTATGGCCCTGGGATCAATTACACCTCGAATTGATTATAGCCAGGGAAACAAATGGTGGACAAGATTGCAAAACATGGATGACTTCCATAAGCCAACACTGGACGCGATCGGATTCCAAGAACTTATCACAGATGAAATGGCCGCATGGAACACAGAGGTTACCGGGCAAGAAGAAGTCGTATATTCATCACTAGGAAAACAACCATCATGGATCGAATACACAACAGACGTAAACGAAACATACGGCGAATTTGCCGCAGGAATGCCGTTAGCATTTATGTGCTTAAACAGAGTGTACGAAGAATTGGAGGACGGTACAATTGACAACGCATCAACCTACATTGATCCTACGATATACAACAGTATATTTGCGGAGTCAAGACTGAGCTCGCAAAACTTCTGGGTACAAGTGGCATTCGATGTAACAGCACGCCGAGTAATGTCAGCAAAACAAATTCCAAATTTATAACACCATGAAAACAGCAAGAAATAGAAAAGGATGGATTAGCAATCCAAACCTCGTATACCAGGCAGACCCAAGAGAGGTAAAACTGAGGAAGATAATCAATGGAGAAGCCAACAACATGGAGGATGGAGTATTTCCAACAATCTACACAGAAAAGAAAGATGGAGTACAACCCGAATTCGACATAAGAACAGATCGATTCGAAGTAGCGATAGACGCGATAGACAAGATCAACCAAAGCACAGCAAACCAAATC